ATCTCTTGTGGTATAGTGGTTCTCCGCCCATGAAGTGTAATGAAATTAATTGTGTATTATGTTCAACTAACTTGAGAAAATCATTCCACTTAGTTTCATCTGTTGTCCAATCATTAAGTGTTGGTTCGGTATTACTCATCCAGCCAATCTTTTTATAAGCATCAGCCAACTGTGAACTATACATAGGAAAACACATTCTACATTTCATATTACACAAGTTACTTAATGTAACGTGCATGAATGCAGGATATACTGTCTTGTTAGTAGTCATGCGTTTAAAAGCCGGACTCTGTTCTAAACTTTGTTTAAAATATTTCCCGTTATATATTGCGGCTTGCATATTACGTTGCAACCTGTGGCTAACTAATTTGTTCTTTTCATTATGATAACAAGCCTGACATGCTGAACTTTCTTCACCCTTAGTAATATTATTTCTAATAGTTGTGGGCTGATTACCGTGGTTAAACCAATCTAAAAAACGTAGATTAGATTTTTCAGTCTCATTCTGCCTTATAGAATGACAACATCTCATGTCACCATTGGCATCAATACGCAATTCATACCATGGACTTACACATGTTACGTCATCATTTGGAAAGTTTTTTGTCATCAAAATTGGTTAATCTAGTTACACCCTTATGTGTAGTAATCAATATAGTAGTATATTTATTATTAATTTTTAGTGGTAAATCCAAATGAATATGTAATTCAGGACCACGTAATTCGCTGATAACAGTGTCATTCCCTACACTACCAATCCATCGAATCTTACCATGCATGCCGGTTACCCTAGCCATAAATTCATACTTAGGCTTGTATCTGTTCTTTTCAAAATATTCAGCTAGACTTGCCATTTTTTAAAATCATGTTAGGTGCAATATTGTTGTCATAGATTTGTGCCATTGTGTTCCACAAGCCCTTACGTTCATTGGGTGTCATGCCGGCAATCCATGGGGGATCCTCGGGTTTTCTATCAAGCCCATAGTCATGCCTATATGTCATGCACATATCAGTGATGATTTGTTCACGACTCATTATGTTCTCGGGTAAGTTCGCAAACCAATTGGAAGTGCTCATAAGCTTTCTTTACTGCAGGATTTGTCATTAACTTATCTGCTTCTAGCATCATAGCTTTAACACCTGCTTCTGCACAATCAGATGCACTAAGTCCGTATAGTGTGCATAATTCATCACCCATTTCTTTAGAAAACTTACGCCAAGCCTTCTGTTGTGTGTCTGTAATTGGTGTATTCTTTGGACGTAGTTCTGATGCTTTGCTGATAGCACGGCAGATAGCATCTTCTGCTACTCTACCGGCGGCAATCATCGCGGCATAGTCAGGTTCCACGTTAAACCTACGGCTGGTTCCTCCCGGGTAACACATGACCAAGTGATTACCTTTAGGGAAACTGTCCATGTAAGTACTATCATACTCAGCCACAGGATAATATCTACGACCTCTTTTTTCATAATAAACTTTCTTCATAGTTGAAACTTTTTCAAATATTCTTTAGCAATAGAATAATCTTCTACAATTGGTTCATTTAAAATTTTACGATACTCAGTAATGATTTCCATAGCATATGCTTGATCCTCATCTTCTAATGAGTTCCACCACTCTAGTAATTGTTCTGGTGTTTTGCTTAAAATGTATTGTAAGTTATGATAATCTCTGTTCATTTTATTCTCCTAGTTGTTCCCAAACAAATTCTGATTCTTTCATATATGCTATAGGTTGTAGCCAACCATTCTTTATAGCTTCCATAATCATTAACTTATATTGTCTTGGGCAGTCATTACTAATTTCAAATCCAGCACGTGGCGCCATATGAAATCCATTATGAATACAAAAGTTAGGGTCATCCTGTCGTATTGTTTTAATAGTTTTTTCAGGAGCAGTAAAGGTCATGCCAGTTTACCTGTATAAGGACTGTTCAACCATTTTGAATATATTTCCGCCTGCTCACTAATCTTAGTTAACTCATACCGACCACAAAATTTCATAAAATGTAGTCCCACTTGAGGAACAGTATTGACACGGACACTTTCACGTATACGCTGGTCAACTGCATCTTTGATTTCTTGAGGCTGTGCCTTTAAATCAATGAGGGTTTTGTTACGCTCAAACGCATCTTTAACACGAACCTCATTACCATCGTGATCGATATAACGCTGAAGCATCAGATTGTTATAATTGAACCCTTGCTTGTGACGGTCTTCATACGCTTCCATGATACCTACTTTGTTCTTAGAACCTTTCTCACGACAGCCCGGAAAAGCACTGAACACGTTGTCACCTGAATCACCCCTGATAATTTTTTTAAATAAGCCGTACTCGGGATCTTCTAGTAGTTTAGGCTCTTTAGTTTTCTTATCAATGACGGGCTTACCATTTTCTTTGAAGTAGCCTTTTAGTGTGATTAGTTCATTAGTCACCCCATTATATTGCATCACGTTTTCACTGATTAATTGTTGGTAGTCTCCATCTGTTGAAAGTATGTAGTGGGTGGCGTCAGGGTGCAAGTGAATGAATCTAGCAATCATGTCATCTGCCTCAGCACGTTCATGCCTTAGCACAGATACGTTGGTTCGGTCTTTAATGAAAGTTGTAAATTTTTCATACGTTTCCCAAAACATTTTTGACTCTTCGGCTTCTTCCTCAGTAATAGACATAGCATCTACTACACGATTCTTTTTATATGGAGCATAGAGATCCTTTCTGAACGAGCGGCCCTCTAAACAGAATACAACATGATCGATTCCGTATTTGCGAACAGCTTGATTAACTGACGCAAGTGTTAAGTGAAGGGCCATGCCTATCTTCTCTTCCAATGTACTTGAACGTGACGCAACGTGCCTAGCACGGAAGAATGTATTTGCAGTATCGATGAGTGCGTATGTTGTCATGTGTTTATTATATACTACTATTTAGATTATTTCAATTGAATTTGGGCAGAAGTTAGCCTAGCAAAAATGCTATCACCAAAATTCCATCCTTCGGGCATTGTAGTTTGCATATCCATTTCATTGTCTAATAAGTTAGCCTCTTCATTGGTAATTAAAACAATTGCAAGATTGGTTTTAATCATTTGTGCTACTTCAGTTATTGAAGCTTTTTCCATTGTCATTGTCACTGCTTGATTATAAATCATAATACAAGGGACAATATGTTCTCTGTATGTATTTTCTTTGGTACGATTAACTGATTCACCTATAGTAATCAAGTGGTCAATACTATCACCCTCAAGTAATGATCTAGTATTCTCTAGACCAAAACCATCTTCACTATCAATAAAGTATTTGAAACGCTTGGCAATCTTTTCAAAAATATTACGCTCGGATACTTCACGTGGAATAGGCTTGATAGCTTGTCCACGAACCTTGCGTACAATAGTTGTGATAGCTTCAATAGTGCCGACAATGATCCAAAAGTTCTCAAGCACATCCCCGTCAAAAGGAATGTTCATAAAGTCTTTAGCATCTTTGCGTTTTTCGTAACGCTTGCCAACCTTTTCAGTAAACCCTTGTGCTAGGATTTGCTTACGCATTTCAACTACATCTTCTGGTCGTGCAAGCCAACCTATAGTATAGTGGTTCTTTTTAATCTCACACTTTACACCGTTGTTAGTATAAAGTACACAATTACTTTGTTCCTCATACACCCGTTCGGTATACCCACGCTCCTCACATGAGTTCTTAAAAAGATTGAATGATATAGCTGCCATAAATAATCCATTGTGTAAGTTAATACATTAATTATAGCACATAATCTAATTATTGTCAACCATTATTTATTTTGGCTAGTTTTTTCTCTTTTTTGGTAGCTACACTCTTAGCAACATGTTCAGCCGATATTTGTTTTCCCTTGTTCCATGCAGTCTGTAATCCTTTAGTTCCTTTATTCCAAGCAGGCGGTGTAGGAGGTTTTAATGTACCGGCATCAAGTTGTTGTATGATATTGTTGCTAGGATTATCTCCCCAATATTTTATTTGTGTTTTTACTGT